TGATCTCGGTGCCGGTGCGGTCCCACAGGTCCTCAGCAGCTACAGCTGCCTTCAGCTGCGCTGCATCCACCACCCGACCAGCCGTGCCAGCAGTCACCGCAGCGGCATCAGCAAGCTGAACAGCGCCTGCCACCGCTGTCGTCGCAGCAGGCAGTGCCGCAGCAGCCACCTTGTCACCGGCGGTCTTGGTCGTCAGTGTGGTGCCCGTCCGATCCCACAGGTCTTCAGCCTGCAACTCTGCCTTCGTCGCGTACTTCGCATCGTTGGCAATCGCTGCAGCAGCTGACCCATCAGGTGTCGCCGGCACCCATGCCGTGCCATCCCAAATCTGCGTAACGTTGGGGATGACGCTGGTATCAATCCAAATCTGACCCGTGGCAGGCGTAGCCGGTGCCGTAGGGCTTGTGATCGTGGCACCCGTCTGAGGGATCCAGGCCGTGCCGTTCCAGACGTTGATCGTGCTTGGAGTGGTGCTGCTGTCAATCCACACCTGCCCCACCGTGGGAGCACTGGGTGCAGTGGCACTACCAGCCTGTGCTGCTAATGCAGCCTTCAAGTTGGCAGGCGTGACAGCCCGCGTTGCATCCGCACCAGCCGTTGCTTCTGCATCCGTCGCCAGCTCGACAATGCCCTGCACCGTGTCTGATGCCACAGGGGTGCTGACACTGCCCACACCAGCGATCTTGCGCACAACGCCGGCGCTGTCCTTGATGTACGCAGCAGGGCTCTGGTCATTACAGTTCAGCGCCAACTCGCCTACATCCAGGTCCGCCGGCTGTGGGGCCTTGTCACGGATGACCGAATTCTTGAGCTTCAGCTTGATGGGCACGGCTATGCAGCGATGGGTCGCCCATACGGGCTCCCATCAGGCTAGTTAGGCCGTAACATAGGGGTGGAGCAGCGCGGTGACACGCCTGCCCCGTGACCAACTCACTAGAGATGAGCTGATGCATCACATGGTAAGGGCTGCAGGCCCGTGGGAATACTTCGTGCGGAAGGTCCGCATCGGGCTGCCGCAAGACTGCTGGGAATGGATGGGGTCCGTAGGTGGTCCTGGTTACGGGAATTGGTGCTGTGACATGCCTGGATTCCCCAATCAGGGGACCGCTCACAGGCGGGCTTATGCACTGTTTTTTGAGCACCCTGGCGAACTACAGGTCAACCATCGCTGTGGCAACAGGCGCTGCTGCAACCCTGATCACCTCTACGCAGGCACGCAACGAGAGAACTGGGAAGACTCCGTTGCTCACAGAACAGCCAGCACGCCCCCCAACTTCTACGGCAAAGAAGTTCGCAATCGGTATGGATACAGCAATTTAGACGAAGCTAAAGTTCGAGAAATACGGCGTCGTAGACTAAACGGAGAACCAGGTCGCAAGCTTGCCAAAGAATACGGAACCAGCGAAGCTGTAATTTGCTCCATACATAAGCGGAGAACTTGGCGTTGGGTTGATCAATAAGAGCCCCCGTCGATAGCCCTCACGTTCACCCACTGACCTGCCCCCGTGAACTGCAGCAGATCATCTGTCACTGGTGCAGTCAGCGTGACATCAAGCAGGTCGTCGAGGTGCTGAGCCCCACCGCCACCACCGCCGCCGCCGGAACTGAGCGTGTCGATGCGGGTCCAACCTGCAGCGGCGCCATTACACAGGATCCAGTCGCCCGCGTCGTAGACCACCCCAGGCGTTGCCACAGTGCCACTACCTGGCGTCGCCGCCACGAAGTACACACCCGCCAGCTTGTCGCTAGCGCTTGGCACCTGATCACCGATCTTGAAGCCTTCGACAGTGCCAAACTGCGTGACGCCAGTGATGGCCCCAGTCGCTGCATCGAAGATGCCGCAGTAGCGCAGGTTCTCAGCACTCAGCCGCCCGAATCCAACAGGGAACCAGCTATTCGAGTTAAAAATCCTTAATTGCCCTGTGCTTTCCTGCAGCCACAGTGCACTCGCAGGTACACCTGTAACCGGCGGCGATGCCTCCTGGATAAAGCCGAGCGCATAATCCGCAAGCTGGGGACGCCCAATCGACCCGTCTCCAATCCGCCCAACAGGCAACACGCCGCTGGTGATCTTCGCTGCATCAATCTCTGGCAGGTCTGCCGTCTGCAGCCCCCGTGCACTTGTCACCAGACCCTGCGTGTTGTAGGTCACCACAGACCCCGTGCCCGCAGCCACCGCATTGGTGATGCCCAGCGCACCAGCACCATCGACGCTCAGCCCTGCGCCAGGCTTGACGGCACCCACGACAGTGCTCGTCGCCAGCGGCAGGTTGGCTGCAGCAATCGCCGCAGCAATCGTCCCATCAGCTGTCACGCTCAGACCGCTGCCGACCTTCACGGCACCCACAGCGCTTGTCGTAGCCACGGGCAGGTCAGTGCCAGCCAGCGCACGACCTGCGGTAATACGACCGTCTGAACCGTAGGTCACCACTGGGTTGGTGCCTGCCGTAGTAGACGCTGCAATCGACAGCGCACCATCGCCCGCCACCGCCAACCCACCAGCAGCAGCAACCTTGACCGCCCCGTTGTTGGTGGTGGTCGCCACCGGCAGGTCAGTCCCTGCCAGGGCGCGGAACGCAGCAGCTGCTGCAGTACCCGTCGTTGGCCCTGCCAGCACCGCACCGGCGCTTGCCGTGCCCAGCTTCGACGGGGTGATGCCGCTGATCTTGCTGTCATCGACAGCGCCCGCAGCGATCTTTGCCCCGGTGACGGCATTGTCCGCCAGCTTGGCGGTGGTGACTGACAGGTCCGCCAGTTTGTCTGTCGTGACTGCCGCGTTGGCGATCTTCACCGTGGCAATCGCGCCGTCCTGCACCGCGGCTGTATCGACTGCCCCATTGGCCAGCTGTGCTGCGCTGATTGCGTTGGCCGCTATTTGCGTGGCACCGATCGAACCCGCAACGAGCTTTGCCCCGTCGATGCCAGCAGCCAGCTTGCTGTTGGAAACCGCCAGGTCAGCGATGGCCGCCGTATCGACAGCACCGTCAGCCAGCTCCGACGAGGTGATCGCATCGGGCGCGATCTGAGCTGCTGTAACTGAGTCAACGCTCAGTTTGGTGCCATCGATCGGGCCGGTGATCTTGGCGTTTGTGACCGCGCCATCTGCTAGCGCGACCGTCCCAACACTGCCGGCAACAAGTTTCGCGCCATTCAGCCCAGCGATCTTGGCGTCAGTGATCGCAGCGTCAACAACAGCGGCGGTATCCACGCTGCCGTCCGCCAGCTCCGACGCGGTGATCGCGTTGACGGCGATCTCACGGGCAGTGACGCTATCCGCCGCCAGCTTCCCGCCGTCCAGCCCCGCCGCCACCTTCACATTGGTGACAGCACCGTCAGCGATCTGCACCGTGCCAACAGTGCCCGCCGCGATCAGCGTGCCCTGCAGCGACCCTGGCGCCATCACCCGCACCGCCGCACCAACGGCAGCACCAACCGTGACCTTCTTGGTCTCGCTGGTAGATACGTCTGCCAACGGCAGCACGTCCGCCGCGGCCTGTACGTCGGCTTCTAGGATCGGCGCGAGCGCCGTGATCTTCGCGTCAGCCACGCCTAATCGCCAAACCGTAGAGCCAGTCTAGGTTCAGTCGGACGGCACCTCCAGCAGGATCCCAAAGCCAGACTCCTGCAGCACCTTGTCCGCGTCCTGCTCCTTCAGCAGATAGCCGCTGGGGAAATCGAACAGCAGCTGGATTGGCCCTGTCGTGACAAACGTGATCCGCGAGTGGATCACCGCGCCAGGCTCCAGCTCACACGCCACCTCGGTAACCACGCAATCGCAGGCGTAGAACAGTTCCTTTCTGTTGCCCGTACCCAGCAACATGCCGTTGATCGGCTCCGACTCGCTGGTCTTCAGCAGGAACACGCCCTTGAAGGTGGCACCGATCTCCTGGCGTAGCACCAACGCGTGCAAGTAGATGCTCGTCTCGGCGTCCTCGTCATCGCCGCAAGTGCGCAGTCCAGGGTCGAACAGACAATCCAGCTCGCCTGAACCGCTCACCAACGTGGCGTGCTGCTTCCGCCAGCCTTCACCCAGGCTCGTGACATCCGCCACGTCTCTGTTCGTGTTCAGCGTCCAACTCACGGTCTGCGCCAGGCACTTCTCCCCGTCGCCTTCCACCTCCACCGACACGCGCATAACTGCGCTTGGTGTCTGCAGCGGCAGCGCCTTCGCCAGCTTCCCCGCGATGGCATCCGCCCAGTCGCGATACAACCGCACACCGCCGATGCCATCGACGTTGACGTACCAACGACCGTCGCTGTACTGCGTCCCGTCTTGCCACGCTGCAGGCGCGGCAAAGTCCAGTGGCAGCGACGACGGCGCACCGTTCTCGTCGATCCTGCGGATCCACACCGCATCGCCTGTGATCAGTGCCGTAACGGGGCGGTCAAAGCCAAACCGCTGGGCGGCAATGTCGACATCACTAGGGCTGATGGTGGCGTACAGCCGTTCACCGCCCACGCGCTCCAGGCGGATGCCCCCAGCTTCGCCTAGCCAAACCGCCATCAGATCACCGTCGCCGTGGTCAGAGGACCAGTCACATTGAACGACAGTTCAGCGGTGACAATCTCACCAACGGATGCAGAGATCGACGAAGAGGTGATCACAGCCTTGAACCCGAGGCTGCGCGTCTTGCTGCCGTTCGACAACCGCAGCTCCAAGCTATGCGCTGTCGTAGGCGCCGTGGTCGTGCGGAAGATATCCTCCAGCAGGCCGCCACCATCGATCGCGTTCGCGTCCGTCTCGTAGTACAGCAGCGTCAGCGACCCGCTGTACGACTCGATGCCTTGCGTGTAGCTGCGGGCAAAATCACCGAGCGTTGTCGTTTCTAGTGCGTCGACGTTGCCGTCGATCGACCATGACGTGACACGCCCCACCTTCGCCCCGTCCACGTAGAGGGCGGCGTCTTGCCCAGAGTATTGACGGGCCATTGCGCTAAAGCCTTGTCACATCAGGCTAGCGGGGCACCGCCACCAGCTCCACCGAGACCGATACGATGCCCCGCGCCACATAGGTCACGCTCGGAGGGCCTGCGTATCGCCAGCTGCTGGCGCTTGGCTTGATGTGCCCGTAACTCGCCATCCCGCCATAGACCTCCGCAGGCAGGTCAAACAACCCGAACGTGCCGCGCATCGCTTCGTAGTGGTCCGTGATCTCCTTCCCCTTTGCCTCGAGCAGGTTCGAGAACACCAGCGACAGCTGCTGCCCGACTGATGCTGCACCCTGCAACACGCGCACCTCATAGCCGCTAGAACTGACAAACGCCGACGCCACCGGCTGCCCAGGCGTCCAGCTACGTGCAGAGGGTGTCAGGCTCGGGAACATCACTCGGTGCGCAGCATCTCCAGCGTAAGCAGGGGAACGTTCGTCTCATCGACGGGGAAGTGCTCGGCTGCAATGCGCACGACACCATCGCCAACATCCGACAGCGACTCAACGCGATACCAGACGCGATCCGCCACGCCTGCACCCAGTGACGGCGTATTGCCCAGGCTGATCGTGATGACGTCCTGTGGCTTCAGCGCCCCAGCAAATGCCACCGTGCTGTCGATCACCACCGTATGCGTGATCAATTTGCGCCGTGCCAACACATACTTCCCAACCATGTGGGCATGGGCAGCGGTGGTGCAGAAATCCTCGGCATCAAGCTGCAATGATGGTGCGTCCGATGGCGTTGCCCGATAACGCACTTCCTCTGTAGCACTGACGGCATAGCTGGCATTCGCAGCCTGATTGCGCCAGCTCACCAGTGCCACCACGTCCGTCCGCTCAGATGCCGGGATATAGCTGCGGGTGTAACTGCCAGCAAGAATCGTGGTCTCGTCAAAGGCCAGCCGTGGCGTCACCGCCGCCGTTGATAGCTGGTGATCGGCTGTGGCAGGCAGCACGGGCAGCAGTGCAAAACGCCCATCTACCTGGGCAAACCGCAGCAAGAAGAACGGTGCCACCGCCTGCAGATACGCACGCACGTTGCCGGCGCCTGAAATAACGCCATTGAACGTGAAACCCTGCGCTGCGGTAAATTGCGCCGCAGCCTTGAGGCTGTCAAAGTCGATCAACGCATCGGGGACTTTCGCGCATGTGCGCAGCAGGTACAGCACGACATCAGCGAAGCTGTCGCTGCTCTCGACAGTGCCTGTCAGCACGTTCTGCACCTTGACGCCATTGCGCACAAAGCAGCGCACAGCATCAGTGAATGTCATTGGTAGCGACGTGTCCACCAATAGTTCGTTGGTGTACGACAGCTCCCGTGCGATCAGATGGAAAGGCGGCTTGTAATACTTGTTGTCGTACCGGGTGTATTTGACCGTGACGTTTACAGGGCTAGGAAACGTCTGCTCAAAGCTCATCGCAGAAGGGTACGTAGGGCCTTCTGTGCCGGGGTGGCTCTTGACTAGAACACCATTGACACGCAGCTCATAGGCATAGGTCGCCAAAGCACCGTCTGCACAACGCATCTCAACCCGATCCAGCTTCACAAACCGCGTGTTGGGCATATTGATTGTGTAGGACGGGTTAAAGGTCCCGCTGCGCCAGTCGGTGTTTTGGATCACCGTCGGGTCTTTCTTCTCCGTCGAATACAGGTAAGTTCCGCGTACAGCAAGACAGCTCAGGCCTTGAAACGTCCCGCCTTCGCCGCTAGAGATCGGCGCGCCTGAGATTGGGCTGGCACCAGCAGCTGTTGCCTTTTGGCCGTTGTAATAGACAGTGCCATAAACCGTGACACCTGGCTTTTGCAGGTTGTCCGTGTATGCCGTCAAATCAAGACGCACCGTCGAGGGTGCTGGGAACCCGGCGCTGTAGTCGAGGCGGCTCTGATAAACGCCAGTGCTCTGCGCTTTCACTGCGCCATTCACCGTGACCTTCCAAGCGAAAGTGCGCAGGGTGCCAGACCCCGACCGCATGAGAAAGTTCTCAAACTTGATCGACGTCGTGCCAGTCACCGTCCAGGTGTACGTGGTCGAAATGTTCTGCTGCACATAGTCGAGGATGTTGCTCGTTGTGGTTCCGCTGACGCCATAGTCAAACCCATCCGACACGTCAGGCATTCCGCCATAGCGGAACACACTCAGGCCATCCTTCAGCTTTGCAACCGCTGAAGGCCCGCGGTACACATCATCAGTTGCGACGGCTCCTATTTCGCCATCGCTGACAACCAAACCAACGACAGCACCAATGATGTTCTGTCCCTGGTTGAACTTCACCCCATACCGTGCCGCGGGTGGTGTCACCCATACCCCACCGGCGCCGTTCACGTGTTTACCAAAGACAACCTGTATCCGGTTGCCTAGAACCACTACACGCTGCGCCTCTGTCAGTCCAGCATCTGTCGTGCCAACACTGCCAGCCGTATCCTTCCACTCGCCTGTGTGCCAGACAGACGTTGCGCCGGGCTGCTGCGGGTTGGTTGTCATCGCTTCGGGGGGGTGCCAACAAGAACGGTGGTATAAACGCGCGCAGGGACCTGCGCTTCAACCGCATCGACCGCACAACCAATCGACAACGCAACACCGCTTTCTGTGATCTCGGCCCCCACGATCTGCCCGTAGTAGCCCGCGACCCGCGTCTTGGCTGTTGGGTTGTCTGGCTGGTAGCTGTAGCTGGTGATGACAGCCAGATACCGCTCCCGAATCCCGCTGTCCGCCAGGCTCAGCGTCTCTGCCGTCAGCGGTAATCCCAATGCCGCAGAATCTTCCCCACCATCACTGGTGGTGCTGATCTCGCCAACATTGAACGGGTAGAAGCTGTGCCCATCAACAGTCTGCCCTGGCCAGTGGTTCTGCCAAGCGTGCAACCGCGTCCCATCCGCCCGCTGCAGTTCGAGGAAGTGCGCTAGTCCGATCATCAGCGCAGCCCCACCGTGCGGCGCGTTGCCGGGTTAGAACGCAGCATCCCCAGCGCCATGCTGGCACCCTGTTTTGCCGCACTGGCGGTGGCGGACATCAGATCCTGCTGCGTCACGTAATTCACCCCGCCCATCTGCGTCACAGGCCCAGTGGTGATATTGACCTGTGGGTTCAATACTGAATCACCCCGACGGCCAGCAGCGTAGTTCGCCATCGCAGCGCCCATCTTGCTAGCAGGGATCACGTACTCCGCTTCGCCGCCTTCTCCGATCGTGGCCAACGTCGGACCAGAGACGTACCCGCCCTTGGCATAGCCAGGCACCTTGCCATTCGTTTTGTTGGCCTGCCGCATGAAGCCTCCCATCGCCTCGTGGAACAGGCGATCAAACATCCCGCGCCTGCCATAGGTTTTCAGCAGATCCTGCACAGTGGCAACCACGGCACGCTCGAAGGCAGGGTCCTTGCCAGCATTGCCGAAGTCATAGCCATACAAGCGGCCTGTCCCCGAGCCGCCGTAACTGCCACCGGCGCTCTTGCTAGCGCTGTTCATGCTGCTTGCAACAGAACTAGCCGCACTCGCGGCAGCCTGCATCCCGCCTGCAAACTGTGCCGCGGCCTTGGCAGCAGAGTTGGTTTCATAATTCACCCTGGCCGCCTGGCTGGCGGCATCAAACGCCGCAGTCGCACCTTGGCGCTGGTAGCCAGCAATCTGCCTGGTTGCCGCGAGGTTTTGGTTGGCAAGGCCCGCAGCTTCTTGGGCTGCCTGCAATGCTGCAAAGTGTGCGGTCGTGACCTGCTTCTGTGCAATCGCCAGCTGCAACACCGCCTGCATCTCCTTGACCCGCAGCTGCGCGGTCTGCTGCGCAATCTGCGCCTTCCGCACTTCAGCATCGATCTGTGACAGCGTGGCCTGATAGACCGCCTGCGCGTTGGCTATCTCCAGCTGGTAAATCTGCTCAGCGATGTTCTTGCGATCTTCGTCTGTCGCGGCCTTCTGCAGTGCCGTCTGCAACGACTGGAGCTGCGCGTTGTTGATCGCCTGCTCTGCGGTTAACCGCGCCTGCGTAACGCGATCGGCATTGTCTGCCTGCTGCTGCAGCAGGGTCAGGTTTGCCTGCAGCGCGGCGTACTGCCCCTGAATGGCAGTCTTGCCCGCCTCAAAGGCCTCCTTCAGCTGATTGGCCTCTTCTTTGACTTCTCCGACAGCGGCAGTCCCTTTGCCAAGACCAGCAAGCAAGCCTTCCCACTTATTCTTGCTTTCACCGATATCCACGTTCGTTCCCTTCATTTGCTCCCCTACGTCCCCGATTACCTTGTTAAGCCCTGCCATTGCAAGGCCAGCGGCTCCCGCGGCGCCAACAACAAGAATCAGACCCTTCCCAGTCAGGCCGATAATGAACGCCTGCACAGCCGCAGTTGCCTTTGAGATCGCAAACCATGCCTGGTACGCCTTGACCACCAGCCCGATGTAAACGATCCACGGGCCGATCGCTTTGGCGAAGTCAATCGCGCCTTTGACGTTCCGCGCAATCGCCTCACCATTCTTCTCCAGCCATCCAACAAACAACTCGACGTAGGCGATGCCAGTCGCCAGAGCTGATCTGATCTCATCGCCAAACGCCTTGCCAATTGCGTTGCCAGCTTCCTGCACAGCAGACTGCAGCGTTGCCCAGAGACCCTGCAGGCTGTTCAGCTGCGCCGTGGCTTGCTTCTCATAGGCCGATCCAGCCCTGGTCAGGTTCTCCAGCGCCTTCTGCACCTGCGCATACGGCACCTTCCCATCACTGACGTCCTTCTGCACCTGCGCTGCAGCATTTGCCGTTCCATACATCACCTTCCCAAGTTCCTGGTAAATCGGGATGCCTTGCATCGCCATCTGCTTCAGGTCCATCGTTGTGGCCCTGCCCAGCGTGCGAATCTGCCCGAGGTTCAGCGCCATTAGCCCCAGGTCGGCGCCCGTAGCACCAGCCACCATCGACAGGCGGCGTGTCATGTCCGCTGCTTCGTGCGCACTGGCGCCAAAGGACAGCAACGTTTTGCCCGCTGCTGCAACCTGCATCGTGTCAAACGGCGACTCGACGGCGATGTACTTGAACGCCTCAAACGCCGCCTGCGCTTGCTGCGTACTGCCCGTGAACGCAGTCAAACTCAGCTCCAGCTGCTCAAAGGAGCTGGTGGTCTTGATGATGCTCGCCGCCAGGGCGCCAAGACCAAGACCCGCAAGCGCAGCCTTGAGCCCGCTGATTGACGGCAGAGCTGCCCCTAGGTCACTACCTAGCTTTTTGATTGCATCTGCCGTCTGAAGCAGCTGCCCTCGCCATGACCGCTGCGCCGCCTCCTGCGCTTGCGTCAGCTTGGTCAGGCGATCCTTCTTGGTGTTCAGCCGATCCAGTTCCCCTCCATACCCAGCCAAAGCACCCTTTCCTGCCGCCAACTGCCCTCGATACTTCTCCATCTCGGCGCTAAGCGCCCTCAGCTTGGCAACCGTCTCCTCATCGAATCCACCCGACCGTCCCGCCGCCTTGAGATCCTCATACGCCTGCTTCGTGCGCAGGAGGCTAGAAGCAACCTCTGCGTTTGCAGACTTCTGCGCCTTCATGCTGGCGCTGATCCTGTCGATCTCTTGCGTTGTTTGGCTTAGCGCGTTCTTCGTTCGCTCTGCCGTGTTACGCAACCTGGCGCTTGCCGCTGCCAGCGCATCAAGTCCACCCTGTGCACCAGACGCAGCACCCTGCACCTGCTGCAGCTGACGCTGGAACTGCTGGATGTTGTTCAGACCGCTGGACTTCAGGACGAGGCTGACCGCGAACTCCGTTGCCACGATTGCCCTGCCTAGCCGTAGCGCCAGTCTAGATTGGGTGCGGCAGCGCGTCTCACCGCCTGCCGCGTGACCACCTCAAGCGACTGAGATGATGCAAGAAGTATGGCGCCCCGTCGTGGGCTGGGAAGGGCTGTACGAAGTCAGCAGCCTTGGGCGGGTTCGGTGCTTGCCTCGCAAATGGGTGCCCCAGGTTCGACTGGTCATGGCCGTCCACTCTCCTGGCAAATACCCGCAAGTCGGGCTTTGCAAGCCAGGGTGCCACTCCACACGGATGGTCCATCAGCTCGTGGCGGAAGCCTTTATCGGTGCCTGCCCCGAGGAGATGGAGGTTTGTCACCGCGACGGCAATCGCGCAAACAATGCCCTGTCAAACCTTCGATACGACACCAGGAAAAACAATCACGCGGACAAGCGGCTGCACGGCACGCACCTGGTTGGCGATACCTGCCCCGCCGCCAAGCTCGCAGCAGGGGACGTGCTTGCGATCCGCGCTTCTGACAAAAGGGCCAGCGAACTCGCCCGTGAATACGGCGTCACAGCTGACAACATCTATGCCATCCGCAAGCGGAGAAGCTGGCGCCACATTTAGCGACGCCGCTGTGCTCTCCTCTCAGCCTTCTCCTGCTCCTCAGCCCGCCAGCCGTAGTAGCCAGACCATAACCACAGCTCTTCTGGCGTCATCCGCTCCTGCAGATCGCCCACCGTCAGGTGGAGTTCAGACGCCAGGAAGAACAGAAAGCTCAGCTCTGCATCGTCCTTGAACGCTTTGCTGAGGGCTTGGGGCTCAGCTCCTCCTCCTCCTCCTCCTCTTCCTTCTTGTTGGCATCCAGCAGCGCCAGCAGCAACTCGTCCACCACCTTGGCGGGCAGTGCATTGCGCAGCTCTGCCATCTCCGCCTGAACGAACAGGGGCGTGCCCGATTCGTCGGTGGCCTTGGTCACCAGCAGCTGCAGGGCGAACGCAGTGGCGTCATCGCCGCTGGCCTTCTGCGCCTTGGCACGCTGGGCAAGCGTCAAGGGCGTCATCCAGAACTCGAACTCGCTGCCGTCAGGGAGCTCCACGGCCTTGCGAACGGACGCCATGCTCACGGCGGCCTTTAGCCGATCTAGTGCCCTGTCCATGCTTAGGAGTGTGACTCTGGGGTCAGTGTAGGGGTGACGAGGGGAGGGCCAGCCTCCCCAGCGCCGGCAGTGAGTCACCAACCGCCAGGGCAAGCGTAGCCCGCACAAAAAAGCCCCCGCTCCAGGTCGGGGGCTCCGTGCTTCAGTCCACGCAGTTCAGCTTAGAGCTTCACTCCGAACAGTGCCGTCGGCTGTGCAGCCAGGCTGAAGCTCAGCTCAGCTTCCACCACGTCGTCAGTGTTGACGCTCACCGAGAAACCGTTGAGCGACACCAGCGCCTCGATGTAGTTCGAGGTGGTGTCATCAATCGTGCCACCAGTGCCAGAAACGGCGTTGATGTAGAGCTTGACGCTCGCAACGCTGTTTTTGTACATGCTGTTGGACAGCAGACGCTGGGACATGCCCGCACCGCTGGTGAACACAACAGTCATGCTGCCCTCGCCACTGGCGAAGCCCGCTTGAGCCGTCCTGAAACTCGCGTAGCGTGATGCAGCCCCGCCTGTCTTACAAGGCAGGGTGGTTGTGTCGACGGATTCTCGGCTGAGGTCCAAAGACCACGATTTAACGCCGCAAAGGGCATCAACAGGCGAGAATGCAATGTTGACGTGACCCGCAGAGTCGGCTGTGCCAGTGCCGCCATCCCCATTCAGGGTGATGGCAGCACCGCCCTTGGTGGCAGATACGTCGATCGTGCCGGTACCGACAGCAACGACGTACAGCGTGGTCCCCGCAGTGATTGCGGTGTCCAGCTTGCCGCCGTTCTCAGCCTTGAACACCACCGAGTCACCGACGCGGTAATCCGCATCAGCAGGCACAGTGATACTGGTGCCAGCGGGGAAGTCAGTGTGATCCTTCAAGCACCAGTGGGTGCCTGCGGGGGAGAACATCACCAGGCCATCCTGGCCGGTGAGGCTCGTTGTCGAACATGCGACAGGCATGTTTGAACCTCAGATAAACAACAGGCGGGGGCGTCGTCACCTGAGAGGGGGGCATCAGGCTTCCCTAAGCCTACGGAACCCGAGCGGTAAAGGCTGCTGACAGGCTCGTCACCTGATGGGGTCGCTGGTCAGGTGCCAGACCGTTGGGCCCGTTGATGTTGCGCACACGCAGGGTCGGTGCGGTGGTGCTGCCGCGCTTGGCGTTCTCCGCAATCCACGCCTTCACCACCGTCAGCAGGGCGTCCTCCGCAGGCTTCATGCCCTGCCCCTTCGGCGTGTACAGCAGGACGTTGACGGAGCCCAGGATGGCATCAACGCCTTCGCAGCCGATGGTCTCCTCCGTCAGCTGCGGCACGCTGATGTTGATGACGGCATAGGTGCCAGCGGCATCCTTGCCAGGCGTCTCGCCAACGTTGTCCCAGTGCTGATCAGCAAAGGGGATACCTGCTGCCGCCAGTGCATCGGATGTGAGCTTGGCGATGGCGCCACGTACGTCTTGGATGGTCATAGTTCGAACTCCCGCTTGACGACGCGGGCGGCAGCTTCCTGGATTTTGGGAATGCGGGCGTTCTGAAAGTCGATGAACCAGTTGGCTGGCTGCGAGACCACCTTGCCCTCGATCGCCACGCTCTGGGCGTAGGGAAGGGAGTTCGAGATTGTGTATGTCTTGCTGGCGTCAACCCGCAGCCCAGTGGCGTCGGTGTTGGGGCTATCCGTTCCCTCAGGCGCAACCGCGCCAGTGCTGGCACCTTCGCTGGCGAACCAGCTGCTGCGGAAACGGCCCGTCTGATAAGGCGAGACCTTTGTTGACCCAAGCTCCGACTGAACTGTGATCAGCGTCTCCGCCTGCAGGCGATCCAGCGCCGCCTTCAGATGCCGCTCAAGATCCTTCGGGTCATGGAAGGTAGGCATCAGTTCGACCTCACCCTGATCTTGAACGCGATCCGAACGTCCCCTGCAAACTCAGGCTCCACGCTCGTCACCTTCCAAGTCTTCCCCAGGTACGTCACCGTGTCTGCCGTTGTCGGCTCGATCGGCAGCGTCACATAGCTGAACCACAGCAGCGCCTCCATCGTCTCGTTGGTGCCGCCCTCCTCGACACGCTTCAGCTCCTCCACGCCTGCCTTGACGTTGTAGATCGTCTCCGCTGCAACCACCGCACCAGTCAACGGGTCGTAGCTGCCGCTGCTGTGCTGGTGGTACATCACGGCGGAACCAAACAGCTCCACCAGGTCGTTGCCGACTTTGGTAAACAGCGTGTCAAAGGTTGCCATCAGGCGCAGCTCCGATGCAGCACCCTGGCGCTACCGCTGCTGTTCTGCATCAGGCAGGGGCTCAGCAGATCCACCAGCCAGGGGAACTTCTGCAGCACCAGCGGCGCACTACCGCTGACCTTCGTCGTCGTCACAACGTCGTCCTTGTAGGTGACGCTCAGTCCGCCCAGCGATGCGCTCTTGATGGCGCCGCTGCTAGTGCCACCACCGATCACTGCGGTCTTGTCCTTGTGCATCGCCAGCGCCAGCTCAGCAGTCGCCTGCACCAATGCCGCGGGCAGCGTGGTGCAGACCATGGCACCGCAGCAGCCTGCGGCATCTGCCTTCCGCGGCCATTGCAACGGCTGCGTATCGCTGCACTTCTCACCGCTCCAGCACAGCGCCTCAAGCCAACGGGTCGCCTCTGCCAGTGCAGTCGTCTTCTCCGCACTGGTCAGTGCAGCCCAGGCGGCAGCATTGAAGCTGGCAGCAAAATGCGCGTCGGCATCAGCCTCTGACAGATAGGCCGTCGCAGTAGGTAGCGCCATCAGAGGGGAACAGCAATCACGTCGTAACCTTGGCGGCGCAGGCGACGCTGCAGCTCACGCGCCTGTTCAGGAAGGCAGTCGATCACAGGCACAAACGACGCAGGTCGCATGTGGTGCGGCAGCTTTTCGCAGGGTTCTAGGTAGAGCCTCGTCACGCCCACCACAGCCGCCAAGCAGGGATACGGGCAGTCTAGGCGGCGTTAAATTGGGAGCGGCAGCGAGTTACAGCTCCTGCCGCGTGACCAACCTGACAGCACAGGCCGATGGAAGTATTTAAGCCCGTCCCAGGGCACCCTGGCTACGAAGTTAGCGACCACGGGCGGGTCCGCAGCTTGGACCGCATTGTGGTGAAACACCACTTTGGCGTAGACCGCGAGTTCACGATCAAGGGGAAAGTGCTGAAGCCTGCGATCGTCCATATCGGGCCAGGCAGGAGCAACAGAACGCCACACCTCAAGGTGGCGCTAGGGAGAGACAATCAGCGGCAGGTCCATCAGCTGGTGATGCTGGCGTTTGTCGGACCGCCTAACGGGCTCTGGATCAACCACCTCGATGGCGATGGCACCAACAACCACCTCAGCAACCTGGAGTACTGCACGCCGAAGCGAAACAGCGAGCACGCGGTCCATACAGGCTTGACACCCATGCCACCAGGCGCGGGGAAGCTCACCGTCGATGACGTGCGGGCAATAAAAAGCCGGCTTCTCAAAGGAGAAACCGGCGCGTCCATTGGGCGGAGATATGGCGTCACCAAGGAAATGATTTACGGCATTAAACGCGGCAAATCATGGGCTTGGGTTAGCTAAATCACACGAAAGGACTTGACACGATTAGCTTCACAGCATCAACCATCTCGTTCTTGGAGTAAGCACGAGTCCAGCTGCCTGCAGTTTTCAGGGTGGTGTTATCGGGGTTCTCAGCCCCGCCATAGCTGGTGCCCATCAGATGCATCCCGTAGTGATAATCCAGCGAGATCACATCCTGCTTGGAGAGGATGTTGCGATCGGCTTCAATGCGCAGCTCCTGCTGCTCACCTTCGCCGAGCGAACCAGCCCCGAGCAGGTAGCAAGTGAACTTGTCTGGATTCGCCCCGTTGGCGTCGTAGGGCAGCAGCGAGTCAACAATCACGCGCAAGCCGAGGTACCACGCGACATCTGTCGATTGCAGACCGACACCGCCCCCGCCCCAAGTGATGCTACCGCCAGTAGATAGCGCCGAGGTGCTGAAGGTCAGCGCCCCAACCTGTTGCAGGTAGAAGTAGACGTTGGGGTGCATGGCGATGGTGGTCAGCTCATCGGCACGCTCGCCCAGCTTGGCCTTGGCCTGGATCACCGTGGCGGCGTTCAGGAACTGAGCTTCGGTGGCAGCGCCAGTGGCAGCGCCAACCTTGTCCACCACGTTGCCAGACAGCGCAATGCCGAAGATGCCTTCGAGCTGTGCCACCAGGGTGCGGGTGCGCAGCTTGTTGATGGCCTTGGCCAGCTGGCTGCGGATAGCAGCCATCGGGTCAGCACCAGAGCCGAGCTTGCTGAGATCGTCTACCGCGTCAATTGTGTTATCCCATCGGCTCTTTATCCGATGGTTCTGCAGCTTTGCCATCGCTGCAGTTCAGACTATATCTTCACCCCCTGGCCGTAGCTGGTTGGGTGCAGGGCACTCGTGGGACCGTTACTGAGTTGCCTCTCGGGTCCTAGTCGTTGAACCTTCCAGCTTGTGGGCTGGCTTGGCTGCTGATTCCCCTTGGTTGGCGGGGTTCCAGCAATTCACCCTGTCTACATCTGCTGTTACCAGCAGAAGGCCCTACGCATTAAGGCGAAACCACGGTGCAGAATCGGCATCACCTGCTGTGCAGCGGCCACTTTTTGAGGCGTGAGGTAGCCCTGCGTCGATGTACCCCAGGTGTTGTTCGACTCGATCCGCTCTTCAGTCGGGTCGATGGGCTTGAAGAAGGGCACCTGCACCTTCACGCCGCCAGCCTTGGCGTCGAGGGCAGAGTTACGGGTCAGTACACCGCTCTGGATGAACTTGCACTGTTCGTAGATGCCTTCCTGGATGTAGGCCAGGAATGCAGGAGCGGTAACAAGGTCCGGCAAAAACGTGCCGGTCCCGTAGTTTTGATACGGCGCAGCCATTGTTGTCTAAAGGGTTGGGTTTACGGTGAATCACCCCTTACGGGCTTCAGCTTCCAGGGCAGCAGCAAGCTCAGGATTGGAGATCCGTAGCTTCATCTGCTCGGTGATGTTGCGCGTTTCGGTGCGCCAGGGGTTGGTCATGCCAGGTGCCACGACGCTCGTCGGCGCGGCACCCATCCCACGGCCAGCACCGCTGGCAGAGAAATGGTGCTGCCACTCCGGCGCCTGTTTCAGGTTGGCGATGTAGTCGCCCAGCGGCGTCTCGACGCCCCCGTTGAGGGCCACTGGGTTGCCTTCGTCGTCCACCCGAAGCTGGGGCTGGAGCAGTGCGTAGAGCTGCTGCGGGTTCACCGCGTTGGCCTGGCTGATTTGGCCGAGGGCAGCGGACTTGAGGCGCTCGTGCTGAGCGTTCTGGGTCACAGACTCCAGCTGGGCTTTCAATTCGGCAGTCTCGTTGAGCAGGCGTTGCTCCAGGGTTTTAGCCCTGGCCTTCTCCTGCTCGTAGAGCTCGCGGAACTGGCCCTGGTCCTCAAGGCTCTGCCTGACGGCAGCCTGCTGCGCGTTCTTCACCTCGTCCAGCTGCTGCTGGAGTGACTGAAGCTGCTTACGTGCGTCCTCTGCCTCCTTCTTCGACTGCTTGGCATGCTGGTTGGCGAGGTTGAGCTTCGTTTTGAGAAGCTCGGCATCAGCCGATCCAGCTGCAGCCGTCTCGGGCATGACAGGCTTGTTGAGCTGATCTGCGGTAATGGCCACGGGCGCATCGGTGCTGATCGCAGCGTCGGTCACCGACTCGACGACTAACTCATTCATGCAGACGCAATTAGGTGTTCACCTTGCAGTCTATGCAGGTGCCTATGCGCAAGGTTGTCCTTGGCTTAAGTTGGGTGGGACAGCGGCGCGCCAACGCCCTGTCCCGTGACCAACCTGACTCACCAGGCCGATGCCCGTATTTAAGCCGCTCCCTAGCCGTGAGGCTTTGCAGGAGCGCCTGTTCATTTGCGAAACCTCTCCCAGTGGGTTGCGCTGGAGGGTGGCGCGAGGCCGTCAACCCGCTGGAAGCATCGCGGGAACCAAGGCGCGCCACTGGGTCGTGAACTACTCGAAGCACCTTTGTCCGGCACAACGCCTTATCTGGGTGCTGCACTACGGAGAAGACCCCGGGGGCAAGCTCGTGGACCACATAAACAGGAACCCGTTTGACAACCGCGTATCGAACCTCCGTCTTGCCGACCACTCAGACAACGCCATAAACGTCGCCATGTACCGTCACAACAAAACGGGCGTCAAAGGAGTGAGCTACCACGCGCGGGACAGGGTGTTCTTCGCGCAAATAAAGCTGCAGCAGAAATCCATTCATCTTGGGAGCTTCAAGACGCTGGAGGACGCCGCAAATGCGCGAAGGGCAGCGGAGTTGGCGCTATGTGGTCAGTTCAGCGCCCTTGCCCCCTAAGGCGCTTCCGCCCGTGCGAAGGTTTGCTGCCGCGGCCGTCGCCTTGGCGGGTCTTCTTGCGCACAGGCTCTTTGATCAGCGTGGGTGCTGCTTTGGGTTTGGCCATCAGACGATCTGCAGGGTGATGTCAGTGCCAGTCAAGTCAAGCCCCTCCAGGAAGCCCTTGCTGGTGTCCCAGATGTAGGTCAGTTCACCCTCGGTGAAACCCGTGGCGAAGGTGCCCGTGAAGGTGGTGGCGTTGACGGTGGCCGTCGTCACCGCGCTGCCGTTCCAGTACAGGAGATCGGCAAAGGTGGCCCCAGTGGCGCTGGTGTCCAGGTCGTAGACGAAGTACACGCCCGACAGCTGCAGACCGCTCACCAGGTCGATCAGCTCTTGTGTGGCAGGACCGTCGCCGCTGTACCAGTCAGTGCTAGTCAGCGTGGACTGGTTGTTCCGAACGGTGCCGGTGATCGTGTCCAGCTCATCCTCGCTGGCTTCAACCGTGAGGGTGCCGCCGCCCACGGTGTAGACACCTTCCTCAAGGCTGAGCAGGTACTGCTCCAGGTCAGCGTCGAGGGTGGTGGTGTCGCGTTGGATTTCGCTGTTCAGCAGCGAAGTGAGTGTGTCAGCCATGGCGCTCCCTAGCGTGTGAGAGCCGGCGCCAGCTGGTGGGGGGTTTCAGCGTCAGCTTACGGCTGGCGCCCTCCTTCATTCAGTAGGTGCTGCTCCACCAGCTCCAGACGGTGACGCAATCTGGCAACTTCACGCTCCAGCGATTCGGCGTGATACTTCGCCTCCACGGACTCTGGCGCGGGGACGATCTTGCCGTCAGGCGCGAGCAGGATGCGGGTGGCTTGCTCCAAGTGGTCGATCCGCCCGTCGAGCTGCACGC